ACTCGTGTGCCGCCTCAAGGGACCAGGCCAGGCTGGTGTTCGACACCGCACGCATTGCTGTCGAGCAGTCGCCAGTGCTGCGGCAGCACCTGAAGGTCTACCGCAACGCCATCGTGCGTGAGTCAACGCATGCCACGTACAAGGCACTTTCCGCCGAGGCCGGGATTCAGCACGGCCTGTCTGCTCACGCCGTGATCTTTGACGAGCTCCACGTAAGCAACCGGGAGATGTGGGAGGTGATGCTGTCGAGCCAAGGGGCGCGACGCAACCCGCTTACGGTCGCACTCACGACAGCCGGGCACGACAAGAAGTCGGTGTGCTGGGAGGTTTGGAAATACGCCGAGGCAGTGAGGACCGGTGCAATCAAAGACGAGACGTTTCTGCCGGCGATCTACTGTTCGCCGCCAGACTCAGACTGGCGTGAAGAAAGCACCTGGGCGATAGCCAATCCCAATCTCGGCGTCTCGGTAAAGCGTGACTTCTTGCGTAGCGAGTGCCAGCGGGCAATTGAGATGCCCGCATACGAAAACACTTTCAAGCAGCTGTACTTGAATTGCTGGACAGAGCAGGACACGCGCTGGATCGGCATGCACAACTGGGCCAAGGGCAACCAGCCCTGCCCGGTTGATCTCACTGGCCGCGCGTGCTTCGCCGGGCTCGACCTGGCCACGACATTCGACACCACGGCCTTCGTGCTTCTCTTTCCGCTAGACGATGGAACCTTCTGGGTGCAGCCGCACTTCTGGGTGCCGGAAGAGAACCTGCAGCAACGCGTGAAACGTGACAAGGTGCCGTATGACGTGTGGCAACGGAAGGGCTTGCTGCACGTCACGCAAGGGAACGTCACGGACTATTCGGCAGTCCGGCGTGACATCGTAGAGCTCGCCAAGCGGTACACGATTCGACAGATCGCGGTTGACCGCTGGAACTCAACGCACTTGACGCAGCAACTTCTGCAAGAGGACGGGCTCCCGGTCGTAGGTTTTGGGCAGGGATATGGAGCCATGTCGGCCCCATCGCTCCAGGTCGAGGCGTGGATTGTCGGCGGCAAACTGCTTCACGGTGGTCACGAAGTGCTTACCTGGCAGGCCGGAAATGTGGCCATTCAGACAGACGGGCAAAACATCAAGCCGAGCAAGCAGAGAAGCCACGAGCGAATTGACGGCATCGTGAGCCTGGTGATGGCTGCCGGCGTGCATGCCACTTCGACAACGCCCAGCCAGAACTGGGACATCATCACCCTATGAACGAAAACGCCGTCGCTGACTACAAGATGTTCGACCTGCGTGGCATCGACTGGCCCGAGGTTTCTTCCAGCCGTACGCCGTCTGGCGTTCGCGTCAACGCTGACAACTCGATGGCTTGCTCGGCGTACACGGCCTGCATCCGGGTGATCTCTGACGCCGTCTCTGCCCTTCCGCTCCACGTCTTCGAGCGGCTCGCCAACGGTGGCAAGCAGAAGGCCACGAGCCACCCCGTGTATCGCCTGCTGCACATGCAGCCCAACCCGTGGCAGACGGCCCAAGAGTTCCGCGATTGGATGACGGGCATGTACCTCCACTACGGTGCGAGCTACGCCGAGATCCGCCCAGGTGCTCGAGGTGCGGTCTCGGAGCTGTGGCCGTTGCACTCGTCTCGGATGGAAGCCGAGCGGCTTGAAGACGGAACGCTGCGGTATCGCTACCGCGAGCCGAGCGGCCGGCAGACGGTCTACAGCCAAGAGCAGATCTTCGCCCTGCGATTCACGACCGAGGACGGCATCAAGGCGATCCCCACGTACAAGATTTTCCAGAACGCCATCGGGCTGGCTCAGGCGTTGGAGGCCCACGGCAGCACGTACTTCGGCAACGGTGCCCGGCCCGGTATCGTGCTGGAGAGTGACAACCCGATCCCGGCAGAGGCGGCTGAGCGTCTGCGTGAGCAGTGGGAGCGGATGCACCGGGGGCCGGATCGAGCACACCGCACGGCAGTGCTACCGAATGGCGTTAAGGCTCACGAGCTCAGCGGCAGCAACGAGGCGGCCCAGTTCCTTGAGACGCGGCAGTATCAGGTGATCGAGATCTGCCGGGCGTTTCGTGTGCCGCCACACATGATCCAAGACCTCACCCGCTCGACGTACAGCAACATCGAAGTGCAAGGCACCGAGTTCGTGCAGCACTGCCTGCTGCCACATCTCAAGAGATGGGAAGCGGCCATCAGCCGCGACCTCATCGTTGATGACGAGCGGTACTTCGCCGAGCACAGCGTGAGTGGCCTACTGCGTGGCGACCACGCGAGCCGGTCTGCCTACTACGTCTCGGCCCTGCAGAACGGGTGGATGACGATCAACGAGATCCGCGAGCTTGAGAACCTCAACCCAATCGGGCCGGAAGGCGACAAGCACTTCGTGCAGTTGAACATGACCACGCTGGACAAGGTGGGCCAGGAGCCGCCGGCCCCGGAGCCGATGCCCGAGCCAGCCGTCGAGGTTGAAGACACGCCGGCCGATGACGCCGAAGACCAGGCCGAAGAGGAGGACGCGACCGATGGAAATTGAACGCCGCGACTTTGCGTTTGAGGACGAGCACGAACTGATCGTGGAAAGCCGTGCCGATGGCCGGGCCGCGATCATCGGCTACGCCGCCGTCTACAACCGTCTTTCGCTTGACCTTGGCGGGTTCAAAGAGGAGATCCTGCCGGGCGCGTTCGACAAGATCCTGAGCCGCCAGCGAGGCAAGGGCGACGTGGTGGCCCTGTTCAATCATGACAGCAACATCGTCCTCGGTCGCACGTCTTCCGGCACGCTGGAACTCTCGTCTGACGAGAAGGGCCTGCGGTACGTGGTGACGCCGCCCGTGAGCCGGGCTGACGTGCTCGAGCTCATCCAGCGGCGTGACGTGCGTGGCTCGTCGTTCGCCTTCACGGTGGACCCGAAGAACGAATCGTTCCGCACCGGCGAAGACGGCAAGGCAGTGCGGCAGATCCGCGAGGTGAGCGGTCTTTACGACGTTGGCCCGGTTCTGGTGCCCGCTTACCCGTCAACGTCGGCCGGCGTCGCCATGCGTTCCTACGAAGCGTGGCTGGCGTCGCAGACCGAGCCCACGCCCGAGCCTGCGGCCCAGGCGGATCGTTCGCGTTCGGCCCTGCGGGGCGTCGCCGCCGCCTGGGCTGCTTCTCTGAGGCTCCGCAATGGCTGACGCCCGCTGCACGTGCGGCGAGAAGTTGCGGTGCCGTTCTTCGCGCCCATGCGGTGACGAGCGGCAGCGGTATCTACGCTGCCCGCGATGCGGTGCCCGTGGCGTGGTGTTTGTGAAAACAACACTTTCTGAAGTGCGCTTCTGCAAGAGGGGTGCCCGCTAGTGCGACCGTGAACTCCATCGGCAATACCGCCGGCGGAGAACACACGTGGACAACCTCAAGAAGCTGCAGGACGAGGCCGTTACCCTCGCCAACCGGATCGACGCCGTGCGGGCCATCGAAGGCGACGCGGACAAGATCGCCGAGCGTGACCTCGAGCTCGAGACGCTGACGGCCGACGCCGGCAAGCTCGCCAAGAAGATCGACTTTGAGAAGTCGGTTGCCGAGTCGGCGAAGAATCTCCGCAGCGTGGTGGATCGCTGCTCGCCGGCCCCCGAGGCCACCGAGGAGCGGAGCGAGAAGGTCCGCATCGAAGCGGTCCCGTTCTCGGGTCGGCTCCGTGCGTTCGGGAACGCCAAGGACGCGTACTCGGTCGGCATGTGGTTCAAGGCCAAGGGCGGCGACGTTGAGGCTAAGCGGTGGTGCCAGGACCACGGCGTTGAGGCTCGTGCCCAGGGTTCGACCGGTTCCACGACCGGCGCGGCCTTCGTGCCCGACGTTCTCTCCTCGACCGTGATCCGGCTCGTGGACCAGTACTCCGCGTTTGCTCAGAACGCCACCAACGTTGTGATGCCGAGCGACGTGCTGCTGTTCCCGCGTCGGACTGCCGGTGCGACCGCGTACTGGATTGACGAGAACTCGGCAATCACCGCCAGCGACCCGACCTCCAACCAGGTCACGCTGACGGCGAAGAAGGTGACCGGGGCGGTGGTCATCGCGTCGGAGCTCCTGCAGGACTCCATCGTGTCGATCGCCGACTGGATCGCTGCGGAACTGTCGCTGACGCTCAGCAACGCCGTGGAAGCGGCTGCGTGGAGCGGCAACCCGAGCAACGCCCCTGCCGTGGCTGGCCTTGTGACCAGCCACACGGGTGGCCTGCTGGCGTCTTCGGCTGCCACCTACGCGGCGTCGCTTGTGACGGCTGCCGGTGACACGCCCGACGAGGTCACGAAGGCCAACCTTCTGGCGATGATGGCTGCGGTTCCGCAGCACTCGCGTCAGGGCGCCAAGTGGTTCTGCTCGCCGTTCTTCTTTGCGACGTGCATGCAGAACCTCGACCTCGCCCAGGGCGGGTCGGTTGGTCTGGCGGCTGGCATGGGTCCGACCTTCCTGGGTTCGCCGGTGGTCCTCACCGACCGGCTCCCGAGCGGTGCGGACTCGACGGGTGCGATCATGGCCCTCTACGGGAACATGGCGAACTCGAGCTACTACGGCATCCGCCAGGCCATCGAGATCGCGTCCAGCGATCAGGTGAACTTCCTGTCGGATCAGACCGTGATCCGTGCGGTGGCTCGCGTGGCGATCACGCACGCTAACCTCGGCACCTCGACGGTAGCCGGCCCGATCATCGGCCTGGTCGGTGCGTGAGCCTGACGGCTTGACGTGAAGTGGAAACTGGGCGGGCCGCTCCAAATCGGGGCGGCCCGCTCTCGTTTGCGAGGTTGACAATGCTGGTCAAGGTCGGCGGCACGGAAGTTGACATCCGTGTGGAAGCGATTCTGTCGATGCCGAGGCTGTCGTTTACTGCCAATCACTTCGCCTGGGCTCAGGCACTGATGCCGCTCGGCATTCGCCCTACGATGGGCACCGGTGCGTTCTGGAGCCAGGTCAACACGCGGGTGATGGAGCAGTTCATCGACAAGGCTGAGTACCTGTTGTGCATTGATTACGACACGTTTTTCACCAAGGAAGACATCGAGCACCTGTTCGCCTTGGCGATGACGTTCCAGTGCGACGCCATCACTGGGCTGCAGACGAAGCGGGAAGACGGTCGCCCGATGCTCACGCTCAAGGGCATGCTGGACAACCCGCCGCCAGACGGCAGCACCAAGGTCGATAAGGAATGGTTTGCCGAGCCCGTGCAGGAAGTTGACTCGGCACATTTCGGCCTCACGGTCATCAGCACGGCCGCTCTCAGGCGGTGCAAGAAGCCATGGTTCTGGGAGCAGCCAGATCCGAACGGTGGCTGGGGTGAAGGCAGGCGCGACTCTGATATCTGGTTCTGGGCGAATTGGCGGGAAAGCGGCAACCGCGTCTTCGTCTCGCCGCGCATCGTGCTAGGCCACGGAGAGTATGTCGTTACGTGGCCCGGCAAGAATCTCAGCAGCCCTGTTTTTCAGTGGGCCACGCAGTTCACGACCACGCTCAAACGTCCTGAGTCTGCATGGAGTGTCCCCCAATGAAGAAAATCACATTTACCCGCGCGTGGCGTGCCTACCGCAAGGGGCAGTCAGTTGAGATGACGGGCGGGCTGGCGACGCAGCTGGTTGCCCAGGGCGTGGCCATCGAAGACCGGCAGCAGGATCTGATCGAGACTGCCGCCATCGAGCACGACGCCGAGACGGCAGACGCCACGCCTAGGAGACGAGGACGCCGTGCAGTACCGAAGTCTGACCAGAGCGACGCCGCCAGCGGTTGAGCCCGTCACGCTTGCCGAGGCCAAGGCCCACCTGCGGGTCGATACCAGCGACGATGACACCTACATTGGCACGCTGATCGCTGCGGCCCGTGAGTGGTGCGAAGAGTATCTCGACCGCACGCTGGTGCATACGCAGTGGGTGGTGCGGTTTGACACGTTCCCGCCGGACGGGACGCACGACATCGAACTGCCTCGCCCGCCAATGGCTGCCGCTGGCACAACCACGGCGGTTGCTCTGACGTTCACGTTTGAGAACGGCACCACGTCCACCTACTCGACGGCGAGCTACCGTGTGGACCGGGCCGGCACGCCTGGCACCGTGAAGACGCTCTACGGCCAGACGTGGCCGCCGCATCTGCGGGATGACAACGCCATCAGCGTGACGTGGTGGGGCGGCTATGGGGCGAGCGGCACGAGTGTGCCGGCCGCGATCCGGCACGCGATCCTGATGCTGGTGGGCCACTGGTACGACGGTGCCCGCAGCGGTGTGCTCACTGGCAGTATTTCCAAGGAAGTCGAGTTCGGCGTGAAGTCCCTTCTCGACTCGCAACGCTGGGGCTCTTACCGATGATCGACGCCGGCCGGCTCCGCGAGCGAGTCACGGTGCAGATTGCCAGCGGCACGACGAACGCCCTCGGCGAGCAGGTGCTGTCGTGGAGCAATTCGTCGGCCGTGTGGGCAAGCGTGGAAGGCGTGAGTGCACGCGAGTCGCTGGGGCTTGGCCAGCAGGAGATCGGAGTCACGCATCGCGTGCGGATGCGTTACCTGCCGGGGCTGACGCAGAACATGCGTTTCGCCTGGCGGTCCCGCACGCTGGAGATTGTTAGCCTGCTCGAGCGTGGCAACCGTAGCGAGCACGAGATCATCTGCCAGGAGACGATCCCGTAATGGCAGGCGTCTTTGCCGGCGGCAGCGATAGGCCGCTAATTAAGCTGGCGCTGGGCAAAGGCAAGAAGGCGAAAGCCCTGTTTGCACTAGAGCCGCTCGAAGACGTGGCGGCCGAGCTCAAAAGGCTGCCGCGAGACATCAGCACGAAGTACCAATTGCGTGCGCTCAAGAAAGCGGCGAAGCCAGGCCAGGAAGCGTTGCGTAAGAACGTCGCCGCCCTTGGCGAAGTCACAGGCAACCTGCTGGCGAGCGTCAGCCAGGTGTCGCGGAAGTACACGAACAACAAGGCGAAGCTGCCAGTGGGCGTGGTCGTGGTTGGCTTTCGTCGCCCGGTGAACAGCAAGAGCCAGAAGGGCGCGACGCCAGCTTTCATCGGCGGCACCGTGCTTAAGGGCCCCAACAGGGCCTATCACTCGCACCTCGTGGAGTACGGCACCAAGGCCAGGACGCCGGGCTTTAAAACTAAAACTATTCGGCGCGGTCGCGTCATTTTGGGCGGCCGAATTCGCACAAGACTGGAATCCCGGCAGAAGGTTTCCGACAACCGTAGCGGCGTGCTGTCGTCGTTCAAGACGCGAGGCCCGTTCTTCCGGCCTGGCGTCCGCCGCTACCCCGTGGACTTTATCGCCACCGGCACTGTTCGTGGAAGCCCGGCCCGTAGGCCGCTGACGCGGGCCTTTCAGTCCACGCAGAGCCAGATGCAGAGCATCCTAGACGTGGAGATGCGAAAGGCACTGTCCGCAGCGATC